CATCAAACACTGCTGGTATTACAGTTCCTGCTGGAACAATCATTGTAAGTATCACAAACGACACAGCGGTATTGAGCAACAACGTAACAGGATCTGGTACACCTACATTCAGTGCGATAGGTCCTTCTGATACTGCTGCAGAAGACGGTGGTATTATTGTTAAGGGTACAAGTGATAAGACATTCCTATGGAGAGGAGTTGATGGTGGTGTAACATATAATAGTTGGACATCATCAGAACATATAGATCTTGCAAGTGGTAAGAACTATTATGTAAATGGTATTCTAATTGCCAGTGATACTAATAAAGTTATCGGACCTACAAATGGTGGTGGTCAAGGACAGATTGATTTAAGTGGTGCTGGTGTTGCATACACACTTGGTAGTGCAGTCACAGGATCATCATTAACATCTGTCGGAACTCTTAGTGCATTGACTGTTAGTGATAATTTCAAAGTTAGACCAGGTAATACTTCAAACGCTACATGCTACATGGGAGTTGTAGGTAAATCTAGTGTAAACTATGCTGGAGGTAATGCCGATACTGCCTGTTTAAGAATTGAAGACACTGGTTCTAATAATGGTTATTATCATGGATTGGAATTTAGAACAAGACGTAGTGGTGATATTAGATTATATGCTCATGATCAAGGTGATAATTTAGCTGATTTTGTTGTTGCAGTTGATAATGGTAGTGTACTCGTAGAAAGATTACGCATACAATCTGATGGTGACGTAGTACCTGGTTCAGATAACGCACAAGATCTTGGAGCATCTAACTTACGTTGGGCAAACGTCTACTCTGGTGACGTTCATCTAAACAACACAGGAATGGGTGGTAACGAGGTAGATGGAACTGAAGGAAACTGGACAATGCAAGAGGGTTCTGATGATCTATTCTTAATCAATAGAATCACTGGTAAGAAGTATAAGTTCAACTTAACTGAGGTGTAATATGGCATACTTTGGAGACGGATCAAATTTATCAGGGGTATCAGGAATACCAACTGGACTGATAGCAATGTGGTCTGGTGCTACAAATGCAATACCATCTGGATGGGTATTGTGTGATGGTAATAATGGCACACCAAATTTACAGGATAAATTTATAGTAGGTGCAGGAAGTTCTTATGCTGTAGATGCAACAGGTGGTTCTACAACTGATACTGTAAACATCTCTGTTAGTGGTTCTACAGGTTTTGAAAGTTTAGCAACTGGAGGTAATTCTGTATCAACAGGTTCTTTAAACAGAAGACACACTCATAGTTTTAGTGGGTCTGGTTCTGACACAGTTAATACTGTACCACCATACTATGCGTTAGCATACATATTTAAAACTTAGTCACATGGCATTTATAGGAACCACTGAAAGTTCTGGATCTAGTTTAACTGGTAAGTTACAGGTAGATTCTGCTGGTCTAACTATAGTAGACACTAATGCAGGAACCTATAACATTACTTCTGGTGGTCACATACAATTTGGAACGAGTTCTAGTAATTGTTTGCAAATCTTTCATGATGTAAATAGCAACAATAGTTTTATCAGTGAGATAGGAACTGGTGACATGTGCATTGTTACTAATGGCAGTAATCTATATCTTCAAAAAGATGCAACTCCTGGTGCTGCAGAAGACATGATTCACTGTATTGCAAATGGTGCAGTAAAATTATTTTATGATGGTGGTAGTAACACTACAGCAAAATTAGAAACCACAGCAACAGGTGTAAAAGTAAATGGAAATCTTGAAGTTACTGGTACTGGTGGAGGAGGACTTCCAACTGGTGCTATAATATTATGGTCTGGTGCCACTAATGCTATTCCAAATGGTTTTGTTTTATGTAATGGTCAGAATGGTACACCAAATTTACAAGACAGATTTATTGTTGGTGCTGGTTCTAGTTACGGTGTTGGTAATACTGGTGGTAATTCTAGTGTGACTCTTACACTAAATCAAATTCCTGCTCACACTCATACTTGGGATAGACAAGATGCTCAAAATGATGTAGGATATCGTCCATGGCCAGCAAGTAATAATGACTGTAAAGTAACTACTGTAAATACAGGTTCTGCTGGTGGAGGACAATCACATGAAAACAGACCACCATATTATGCGTTAGCATACATAATGAAGACATGACAAGTTTAATAATTATTGCTATACTAATAGCAGGAACAGGTTGGATAATAAGATATTACGATCCACACAATTAAATTATGATAGAATCGAGACCGATAGTCCCCCAAAATGATGGGTGGTTGGAAGTTCGTGTACCCAAAAACATTATGGATGATCTGTGGGGCATGATAGACACTGCAGGAAGAGATGCCAAGTTTAAACTAGCAGGAAATATTAGTGCGAGCAAGGAAATGAATCCTACTGATACTTTCAGAAAATTTATTGGTGATGTAACAAAAGAATACGGAGAGCATTTCAAATACAAAGCAAGTGAAATGATAACCATGATACCAGAGGGATCATCTATTCAATTGAATGATCTATGGGTCAACTGGCAGTATCAACATGAGTTCAATCCATCTCATGTACACTTTGGTTTGTATTCATTTGTTATATGGATGAAGATGCCAGTAGAAACTACAGATCAAATGCAATTACCCATAGCAAAATCTACAAGTTCATGTCTATCATGTTTTCAGTTTGAATACTTTAATACATTTGGACAGAAGAGACTCTTTAATTATCCTATGGGTAAAGAGTTAGAAGGTCTGATGGTATTCTTTCCAGCAGTAATGAATCATTTAGTATATCCTTTCTATGATTCAACTGAACCTAGAATCTCTGTTGCAGGGAACATGGCGTGGATGTGATAAATAGAACAGCAAATGGAATATTATGGCAGAAGTAAAAGAAAAACCGAAAGGTCCTTTAGGTAAACTTAAAGAAGCAGTTGACGATAAGGAAGAGCAACTAGCATACTTAGCGACACTGATAAGACTGATCGTTCTCGTGTGGTCCGCAGGAATTTTAACTTTGAACTACGTTAAAATACCAGGTTATGATGCAGGAGAAAAGATAGACCCAACTTTCATAGCTTCGGTTTTCACAGGAACTTTAGCTACCTTTGGCGTCCAGACGGGAGGTAAGAAAAAGAAAGATGCTGATGGTGGTAGTGCAAACATATCTAAAAAAGATATGGAGTTCCTTATCGCTAAGGCATCAGAGACTGCTCCCGCACAAACCATTAGGATCGAATCAGGTCCTGTAAAAATTGTTCCCGATACAAAATAAATATCATGCAAAAAATTATTAATGTACTTGCTATTTCGTCTTTCGCTATATCTCTTACCGTTGTTGGGGGTGGTGTTTATCTTTTTACACAAAAGGATGCCATCATAGAGAATGTTAAAAGTAAAGTAATGAAATCTGTCATGCCTAGTATAGGTGGTGGTATCACAGATGCTATTCCTGATCTTACAGGTCCTGCAATACCAGGTATACCTAAGTTGTAATGACTGAAATACCTCATATCGGGGTACAAAACGTAGACATACCTAGAATACAAGCACCTGGCATATACAATTACGTCCCACATACACAGACGTATCCTTTTATATTACATATAGGTTCACCAATTGTGGACATGCCAGGTTGTGTAAAGTTTCACCCTGATGCAGCAAAAAATAGAGAAACCCCCAACCTAAAGGAAGATGATTCCAGTGGGACGAGGGTTCTTTGTGATGGACAGTATCCAATGTATGATGCAATGGACTACACTCCAGAAGATTTATTAATACAGGTAGACACACCACCACCAGTTGTACAACCACCACCAGAGATAGATCCACCAGAGGTTCCACCTACAGGTGATATTGGTGCAGAAGAAACACCATGTCCTGGTCCTAATAATTTAAGAGTTGGTGATCTCACTTTGTCTGGAGATGAGAGAGTGACTGGTCATGAACTTAGTGCAGATGGTAAGGTCTGTGTAACATTGTACGAACCAACTACAGTAGCTGAGAAATTTTTACCATCACCAAATCAAGCAACAACCACAGTGGCAATCGCAGTCATTGCAACAGCAGGAGCTGCTGCCACACCATTACTATTAAGATTAATTAAACCCGCTGTAAAGAAAGCTATCGCTACTCTTCAAAAGAAAATGGGTACTCATCGTGGGTTATCTAAGAGTGAAATAACAGCAAATAAGTATCGTGAGAAGAAAGGATTACCTCCTTTAAAAACTAGAAAGAAAAAATCATAACTTAGAATTATTTCCTATAGAAATTTCTTTTAGATCATCTGCATTACCATTAGCAGTGATCTTATGTTTGTGAGGACCTACCACATTAGGTGCATTGATTAACATAACGTCAGCACATACACTATAGTATGGAGACTTTGGATGGAACACTATACCTTCTTTTTTCATCTGACCACAATTTTTTAACCTAGCTATCTCAAAGTCAAGGCGTTTATTAGCAGTGAGTTGTTTACGATATTCGTTGTGGATAGCAGTTGCTTCCATACATTTATCTCTTGCTTCTTTATCTAATGGTATAGAAAGGGTGGCACTGAATCCTAGGTTTATATTCTGTGTAGACTTCTGTCCTGTACGTGTAGGGATATAGTATAGTATCTCACCTGGTGCATCAGGTATGTTGTCATCATTATTATCTGCATTGTTGTACACAGGATCAAGGAAGATATCCTCGTAAGGATCTTGCCATGTTCCTGTTCTGGTGATGTATGGTGTGAAATTGGCGGTAGCAGTTTGACATGATATACCATCACCATATGTGTTAGTAATATATGGTCCTTGTAAAACTTGTATTGCCTGGTTGGTCACTGAGCCTGAAGAATTAGCGACTGGATTTGCTGTCGCAGAAACACCACCAACGTCTGTTGCATACACAGGCACACATGTAGAAAGTGCAGTGATAGCAGTCAGTTTGAGAATATACTGGTTGATTCTGTGACGGATTGGACGGTGGTATCTCTCTGTATTATTGTATGAGTCTGAAGACCTGGTCCGCTGTAATGCTCTGTAAATTGGAAGGAGTTTCCTGCCTCGCTTTGCTTCCAATTTGGTTTGTTTTGTGTTGATAAATCTAGTCCAGTCCATGTTGAAGTCACACCATTGTTGGTATTAGTTTGTGTAGTTGTCACATCAGGTGCTATGTTAGTACTACCTGATTCAAGTTCTACCCCTGAGCCACTGACTGAATAAGTCCAGCCTGTGGCATAATCCATACTATTTATGGTCTCAGACGTAGTGACAGTCTGGGTTGTCACCGAAGTCATACTACCCTGAGTGAAATTCGGAACCACAGGCACAGCCTTCGCAGTCCTCACATTCGCAAGGACACACATGCTTGCAAACAGGACATATATCTTTTTCATCTGTCATGTTAATCTATTACTAATTCAGTTACGAACTGACCTGTACTTAGAGTACCAGTTCCACCACCAACTACTGTTAAAGCACCAGAACTTAAGACTGTACCTGTACCAGTTCCAGATCCTACAGCAGTAGATGTCTGGTCTGAGTATGCACTAACAGCACCTAAAGTTGGAGCACTAGTTACAATAGCGTCACCTTCAATGAATGATTGAGAGAATGTGAACGCTGTACCAGCAGTGTGAGTTGCAGTAGCAATAGAACCTTGTCCTACTCCATCAGTTAGAGTTCCTAGACCACCTACGTTTAAGTCAGCAGATCCACCGCCACCTACGTCTGTAGAGACACCAGAACCAGAAACACTATATGTTGATCCGATTCTTGATACCTGTGTCGCTGCTGCGTTGGTTTGTAATTGGACAGAGCTACTCAATCTATGAGTGATGTCTGCAAATGCAGGAGAACTAAATCCCGCTACCATGATAAGGGGAATAAATTTTTTCATTTCGCCCTGTTACGATTTATGTACTGTATTTATTTAGCAACATATAAAAGTATCCAAAATTACACAATTTAAAACTTTTTTGAACTTTCCGCTTGACAAAACTTAACATTTGCTATATAGTATTGTAACAGTTCTTAATAAAGTAACAAATGACAACAACAACTGAATCAGGCGGACGCCAAAATATGTTTCCAACTGAAACTCGTCCTTACATAGACGAGAGCATCTCCTATGAATCCTATGCAAAGAATGCAGAGAAGATCAATGGTAGATGGGCAATGCTTGGTATAGTATCGGGTCTCATTTCTTATACTTTAACAGGAAACTTCTTCTTCGGTGGACTTCTTGGTTTCTAACCATGGATACTATCGAATCTATTATATACACATATTTAACACAAAACAGGTACACTATCATGACTCCAGAAGCAGAAAGATTTAATGGTTGGGCAGCAATGCTAGGCGTTGTAGCAGCAATCGGTGCATACGCAACAACAGGACAAGTAATTCCAGGTATCTTCTAATGACAGATAAAGAATCAAAAGCAGTTGCTGAGAAACTAAATGGCAGACTTGCCATGATCGGCATCATTGCAGGGTTAGGTGCTTACCTAACAACAGGACAAATTATTCCTGGTTTTGTATAAATGTCTGAATTGTCTACAGCAAATGACATATCACCTTTTCTAGCAATCCTATGGTGTTTCATTCCCATAGGAACGCTAGTCTTTTTTGAATTGTTATTTGGACAAGATGATGATGACGATGACCAAGGTGGCGGTGTAATGTCACCAGTATTTCAAGGAACTTAAAACAATGCAACACATACTATTCACAACTCTAGTTACAGCGTACATCGTATCAGGTGTAGGTAGCATAGCATTCGCATGAAGATTTTCTATAGTCCATACTACCAACTCATGGAGTTTGGCTTTTTTATAATTATCGGCACAGCAGCAGGAATGGCAGGATTAATATGAACTATCACGACGTTATGGAAGTATACAAAAGACCAATGAGTGTCAGATATATACCCACATTCTTCTGGGCAATAATATCTGTTGTATCTTTGTCTCTAGCATTTCCACAAATTACTCACGCATTTGAGAAAGAACCTGTGATATGGGTTCAAGTACCACAATGGACAGATGACTGGGCAGTGTGTGCTGTGGATATACCAGACGCAGCATGCCATTGGTACGTAGCAAACGCAGACAATACATTTGGAGAAGGTTTTGACTGGGAGACCGCACCATGGTTCGATGCTAACGGATTGAATGACGTAGCACCAATACAAAAACTAACAGTCGCACAAAAATTACAGGAGGTTGGATGATTCCACTACTACTATCAGCATCAAGTTTACTTAACTTTGTCTTCTACATCTATGCGATTGGATTTGTTATCGCACTAGGACTAGAGCAGTGGTTGAAGTTTAGACCACTCTCTTTTGACTCAACAATGAATGAGAGAAACATGTACATAGTACAAACAAATAGAAAGTATCTATGGAGAGAAACATGGATAGTCAACATCAATTGGTTTGCATGTAATGTAGGTTTATATTTTCTATCAAGAAACATACAACCTGTAGGAGATACTTTCTGGCAAGGTATGTAGGATGAGCACGGTTCAGATGACTATTGCAGCAACGAGTGCTGTGGTTGTAACAGCAGGGTTGTTTTTAATGATGATGTATGTTATGATAGACGAAGATTAAAAACCTTAATCTTATAATTAATATTGAACACTCTAGTATGCTAGAAAAAATGAAGTATTTTCACGTTTACTTAAACGATAAGTGTTTGTTCAAAAATTTAAACCAAGAAGAGTTTGATGTGATATGGGGAAGGATATACCATTCATATTTTAAGGACGAACTAACATACGTGGAATGTATAGAAGACACATGTATACAAGGTAAAATAGAAGAGCATTCCTATTGAAGAACAATGACCACAATGGTTTTGATACAAAGAAACATTTAAAATATCTTAAACAACTGAAGAGAGATTTAAAAAGACATCCCAAACATAAAGTCCCTAAGCATCCGTTTGCAAAATATGGGTATAAATACCCAACTTTTAGGGGTTGACAAAAAAGTAACAAAACGTTATACTAAATAGAACAGTGAGGATTTCCTCACCATTAGGACGGACTCGAAACAATCGTAACCCTGACTACAAACTGCTCCCAACCAAGACCTACGTAGGCAGTATAATACTTCGTCTTTCATATCCAGTAGTGAGGGATTGCTGGAAATAAATATCGCATCTTCCCTGATGCCCTATTTAAAACGTCTTACTAATGACAACTCTTTCAAAACAAGGTAGACAGCAAGGTCTACTAGCAGGCTGGCCACAGTTCTGTGACTGGGTAACTTCAACTGACAACAGAATTTATGTTGGATGGTTCGGTGTACTCATGATCCCATGTTTGCTCGCAGCAGCAGCATGTTTCGTAGTTGCATTCATTGCAGCACCTCCTGTCGATATCGACGGAATCAGAGAACCAGTAGCGGGTTCTTTCTTATATGGTAACAACATCATCTCTGGTGCAGTTGTTCCATCATCAAACGCTATAGGTCTACACTTCTACCCTATATGGGAAGCAGCAACCATGGATGAGTGGTTGTACAACGGTGGTCCTTATCAATTAGTTATTTTCCACTTCCTAATCGGTATCTCAGCATACATGGGAAGACAGTGGGAACTATCATATAGATTAGGAATGAGACCATGGATCTGTGTTGCATACTCTGCACCAGTTTCAGCAGCATTCGCTGTATTCTTAGTGTATCCTTTCGGTCAGGGATCTTTCTCAGACGGTATGCCTTTAGGTATCTCAGGTACATTTAACTTTATGTTCGTGTTCCAAGCAGAACATAACATTCTAATGCATCCTTTCCACATGGCAGGAGTAGCAGGAATGTTTGGGGGATCACTCTTTAGTGCAATGCACGGTTCTTTAGTTACATCATCTCTAATCAGAGAAACTACAGAAGTTGAGTCTCAGAACTACGGTTACAAATTCGGTCAAGAAGAAGAAACATATAACATAGTAGCAGCACACGGTTACTTTGGTCGTCTTATCTTCCAGTATGCTTCTTTCAACAACTCTAGATCACTACACTTCTTCCTAGCAGTGTTCCCAGTAGTATGCGTATGGTTAACATCCATGGGTATCTGCACAATGGCATTTAACTTAAACGGTTTCAACTTCAACCAGTCAGTTGTAGATGTAAACGGAAAAGTTATCCCAACATGGGGCGATGTTCTTAACAGAGCAAACCTAGGTATGGAAGTAATGCATGAGAGAAATGCACATAACTTCCCACTAGACCTAGCATCTGCTGAGTCTACAGAGGTTGCTTTAACTGCACCATCTATTGGTTGACACACAAGTTAGATTATGTTATACTGAGGGTCTTGAAAAGAGACCCTCTTTTTTTATACATAAAAATAAAACTCATGGATATAATAATCTATACCAATGAAGGATGTATCTGGTGCACTAGAACTAAAGAATTGATGGCGAGAGCGAACGTAGAATATACTGAGGTTAAGTGGGCGGACTTAGGAATTGATAGTCAACTTAAATTAAAATCAAAGTACGGTCAGAAATTAAGTGGTTTTCCTGTGGTCATCATAGATGACGAGTATGTTGGTGGACTCATTGACGTTGCCAAACTATTTCTTAAGAAAGGATTAGTGACATCTAGTAAAGGTTGATGACAGAAATTAAAATAAATAAAGGTATAGAACTCATGTTAAGGAGGGCGAAACCGAAGTCCATTGAACCTACCCGCAAAGGGTTACTTATAAACAAAGTGTTTATCCTCCTAAAAAGAAAAGTCTACTTCAACTTTGAACTTAGGTGGCAACAGGAAAAAATTAGTTCGGAGTTGAACAATGACTGAAACAATGATGATCTTTATGTCAGTGACTACATCCTTTATCTTCCTAGCGATAGGGGTCTTAGCAGGATGGACAGCAAACGAGGTCAAACATGATCAACTATACGCAAAGGAGATTGAAGAACACAATGCTATGCATCCAGAGATGTATGATAATAACGGTTTCATTCTAAATGAAGAACTATTATCTGTTAGGTTCACTGATCCTGAGGATTTGGAAGACTAATAAATACTACTATAGGACTATAATTAATCATGCAATTGTTACTAAATGAAGTGCTACAAAAAGTAAGCAACGCAAAAACTAAAGCACAGAAAATAAAATTACTACAGGAATATAATACTCCTGCGTTGAGGTCTGTCTTGATCGCTAACTTTGATGAGAGTGTGATCTCCATGCTCCCTGATGGAACAGTTCCTTACAAAGAAAACGATGCACCAGAAGAAACTGAACATACGAGACTTGTACAAGAGTATCGTAAACTATATCTTTTCTTCAAGGGTGGTGCGAGTGTCTCACAGACTAGAAGAGAAACTCTATTCATACAATTACTAGAAGGTCTTCATAAAGGAGAAGCAGAAGTGCTGACTCTTATGAAAGATAGAAAGATAGGTAAGCGTTGGAAGATAACCAAGGCATGTGTGGAAGAAGCATTCCCTTCAATCGAGTGGGGTAATAGAAGCTAATGAACATGGTAAACATCCTAAAGGAAAACTGTGATCTTGGTAAAGATAATAATGAAAAGTTACCATACAATGCATACCTTATAAATTATAAAGTAGGTGACAAGGAGGAGATGAGATGGGACATCGCTATGGGTCACAAAAAATCTGAAATCTTTGACCATTACTATGATAAGTATAAGAATGTTAAAGCAATAGTTCAATCAAAGGGTATAGTAAACCCTAAGATGTGGAAAAATCCAGCAGATCCAGAACCACCAAAAGGTAAAAAGAAAAAATGATTGCAGAAGCAGCAAAGTCATATCCAACAGGCATGTGGGTTATATTCTACAGAAGGTTAGATAATCCTGATGTATGGAAGACCATGAGATACCAGAAGAGTGATGGAGTTATTGTGTCTGCAGATACTTATGATAATGTGTTTAAGTTTCGCAGATACAGAGAAGCATTTGATTTTACAAGAGGATTAATTTTTGCAGACGAACCAGTTTATGACGCTACAGTGAAGAGAATCTGCAAGGCAGGAGGAACAGATTTTTATTTGTCAGGAAATTAAGATATAATTAAGATACGATTATGTAGTCGTTAATACTTATTGACATTTCTAAATAGTTATGTTAGTATTCTAACACGTTCATCCAAATGCATAGTCTAGCACTACTAGTACTTCTATTCGCTGAACATGATTCTTCTCATTGGGAAATGTCATGTGACGAATGGAACCAAGCAAGGATTGAGATACTCAGCGATGAGAATCACATCCAAGATGCTAAGGAGTATCTTATTGACTACTTCTACACCAAAGTACCAGATAGAAATTGCAAGGCATGGTCAATTGGACGCAAGTAAGTCAGACACGGAACGGATTCGTTCATCTCTTACGAGACGCAAATGTTCGACTGAAGGAACGGGGCTACAATCCCTACTACTTTGGAGAAAACAAATGACTAAAGTCACTTACCGTGGCGTTGAGTACAACGCTGAAGAGTACAACGCTAAAGTGCTTGCAGAAGCATCAAAGCGTAATAGACACGAACTAATGTATCGTGGTTTAAAAGTAACAAGCAAGGCATAACCTTGTATTTAAGATGAGGTAATACAATGTTAAGGATCAAGGTTGATTGGACACGTCCAACTCTTCCAGAATTTGATCCTGTCAAGCACGATCCCGAAAGAACATTTGCATTCTTGACTTATCGTGGTGTTAACTACGCTAAATGGGTTTATTTAAAAGTCCAATTTAACGCAGTCAAAGACTGGAAGATTACATCTTAATCAGAGGGGTAGACACCCCTCTTTTTTTATGGTATGATATACCTACTGCTAATATAAATATGGATAGAGGTAAGTTAAAGAATATCGTTAAGAGCTTGCAATCTTTATTAGATGTGTTAGAATCTGAAGTATACTCTGACGTAGATGCGTACAGACCAAACGGACATAGTTCCACATACTCACAAGGGAGAGACGATGACGATGGATACCCAGATTAGTTATTCAGATGAGATGATGCGTCTTAGAAGAGATGCTATTCTATCATTAAAAGAATTTGGTTTTGGAAAAAATATCTATGAATTTTGTGCTGATTGGGTACTAAATCATGACACTACCCACGGAATACAAGAAGCGTTCAAAGAATATGAGACTCAAAGACCAAATCAAATTAATCAAATCCGCACTTAAAAAACATGAGTTGTACTCTGATGTAGAAATACACTACATGAAGAAGCAACTTAATGAAGTAAGGAATGAACTTAAAATAAAAAAACTAAGGAGAAACAAAGGATTTAATAATGAATTCAGTAAAACTGATAACCGTGACACCCAAAGCAGAAGAGACGATGGGTTACGTAGCGAGAGTGAGCAACCCCAAGAATCAGGAAAATCCTGATGTTGCAGGACTCCTTAAGTATTGTATCAAGCACAACCACTGGTCTGTATTTGAACAGGCACACATGACTCTAGAAATAGAAACAACTAGAGGTATTGCTGCTCAGGTTTTAAGACACAGATCATTTACATTCCAAGAGTTTAGTCAACGCTATGCAAATACTAATTTACTTGGAGCGATACCTGTACCAGATTTACGAAGGCAAGATAAAAAGAATAGACAGAATAGTATAGATGATATCCCCGAAAAACAAACGTCATTCCTACAGAAAGAGATCGCTGCCTATTTCGCTGAGGGAATTGACTTATACAATGAACTCATACGTGAGGGTGTTGCGAAGGAATGTGCGAGATTTGTTCTCCCGTTAGCAACACCAACCAAGATCTATATGACGGGAAGCGTACGTTCTTGGGTTCACTACATAGATTTACGTGGTGCACATGGAACTCAAAAAGAACACATGGACATAGCATTGGATGCTAAACGTGTATTCATTGAACAGTTTCCTATTTGTTCGTCAGCATTGGAGTGGAATTAATGCCAACATATCCTGTAAAAAATTTAAAAACTGAAGAGAAGAAAGAACTTCGCATGACCATGAAAGAATATGATCAGTGGAGAAAAGACAATCCCGATTGGGATAAAGATTGGCAAGCAGGAGTTGCTGCTGCTGGTGAAGTTGGGGAGTGGCGAGACAAAATGGCAACGACACATCCTGGTTGGGTAGATATTATGAAGAATAAAGTTCTTCCCAAAGCAAAATATGTAAACAACAAAACTATCACGGAGAAATACCGATACTAATATGCCAGTAAAAAAGAAATCTAAATCACCAGGTCAGGGTATGACTGCTAAACAAATGAAGCGTCGTAAACCTATTAGTGGAGAATACATGCTTCCGATTGAACCACTGACTGAGAATCAGAAGGTGATGTTTGGTGAATGGGACAAAGGTAAGATGATCTATGCCTATGGTGTAGCAGGAACTGGTAAAACTTTTGTTGCTTTATACAAAGCACTCAAGGAAGTGTTGGATGATTACTCACCATACGAGAAGATTTATATTGTTAGATCTTTAGTAGCAACTAGAGAGATTGGTTTCCTACCTGGTGATCATGAAGACAAGTCATCATTGTATCAGATACCATACAAGAATATGGTACAGGCAATGTTTGAAATGCCTGATGACAATGCATATGAAATGTTGTATGATAATCTTAAGGCACAAGAAACTATATCATTCTGGTCTACAAGTTTCATTCGTGGAACTACATTAGATAATTCTATTGTTATTATTGATGAGTGTCAGAACTTAAACTTCCATGAGTTAGATAGTATTATCACTCGTGTAGGACAAGACAGTAAGATTATATTCTGTGGTGATGCTGCACAAACAGATTTAATAAAGAACAATGAACGTACAGGCATCTTAGACTTTCAAAAAATTATTATGAACATGGAAGAGTTTGCGATGATTGAATTTGGTATTGAAGATATTGTTAGGTCTGGTCTTGTTAAGTCTTACCTTATCAGTAAACTTAATTTAGGATTATGAAAACATTTAATCACATTGGACTTGATCCTATTGAAATGTGTGCTACAATGGTAGAAGGCAAACGTGTTTACTCTACACCCGAAGGAGATAGGTTTCCATCTGTCACCACTGTGATTAGTAACAATGCTAAGAAGAT